TCGCGGGCGAAGGTCATCGCCGCGTCCATGATGATGCCCGTGGAGTCGGTGAGCTTCGCGAGGCCGGACGCCTCGTAGGCCTTGGAGTAGCGCGCCACGCTGATCGTGGTGCTCGCGTCGGTGAGCGTGGTATTCGCGACGCTCACGCCCTCGCCCATCTGCGAAGGCAGGTCGTAGCCGTCGAGGCCGACCTGCGGGATCTTGATGGTGCTCGAACCGCGGCCGGCGAAGTCGCCGACGTAGAGGATCGCGGGGTGCTGCTGCAACGCCGTACGGTCGGCGAGGGACATCAGCACGAAGCCGGACAGGATCTCGGCCAGACGCTGATCGCCGAGACCAGAGTACAGAATTTCGTTCGCCACGTGTGGGCTCTGTCGATCCCTACCTTTGCGCCGGTATCGTCGGCTAACACGGGGCGGTGTGATCGAACTGGAGAGAGCTTACCGCGGATCGTTCGGCTGCGTCAAATAATCCAAGCAGGATTATTCGATCATTCGCCTAGCAAGCGCCGGACAGGAATCGGCGTGCGCGGTTTTCGGCGCGTCGCCGCTCGCCGAGGACGAGCATCCACCATGCAACAACGTGGGCGTCGAGCCAGATCACGGCGCCTCCTGTGAATCGCACGGCGGCGCGTCGTCCTCGTGGTCGTCGAGCAGCGCGTCGACCTCGTCGGGCGTGCGGGGCTCGGGGACGATCACGGACGCGCCACGAGCAGGATCGCGACGAGAGTGATGGCGAAGGCCGTTGCTGCGGAAGTCGCAGAAGCGATGGCGCAGGTAGCGACGAGTGCGGCGAGGCTCACGCGCCCGCCTTCTTGAACCCCGTCGCCGCCAGAAACGGCGCCCAGTCGCCCGTGCGATGGCACTCCGCAGACAGCGCGCGGTACTCGGCCGCCGTCTTCGCGCCCGTCGGCCCGGCGCTCGTCGGCCCGGCGCCTGCGTTGCCCGTGGGCGGGATCACCTTCGCGGGCTCGACCTTCGCGGCGGCGACAGGCTCGGCGGCGGGCTTCGCTGCGGCGGGCGCGAGCCACGGCTGCAACGACTTCGGGGCCTTCGCCGGATCGGCTTTCCACTCGCCGACCAGGTCCGGCAGCGCGGGCCGCCCCTCGGCAGGCAGCCGCGCATGCAGCGCGCGCGCCACGTCGACGGCCTCGGGGTCGACGAGCCCGTGCTGCATCAGCCCACGCTCCTCGGCCCACGTCGCGGCCTTGTTGCTCCATGCGGCCTCGTTCGCGGCGGCGGTCGCCTGCGCTTTCGCGAGCGTGGCGGACGCCTCGGTGAGCGCGGACGTTTTCGCGGCGACGCCGTCGCGGAGGGAGTTGCGTTCCTTCACGACTTCGGCGAAGCGCTTGTAGCTGATCTTGCCGCTCTCGTCGGGCGTGTCGGCGCTGGTGTCGGGCTGGTCGTCGGGCATGCTGTCCTCTCGGGGTTAGTCGACTTCGTCGGCGTCGTCGGGCTCGGCCACGGGGGCGCCCTTCGGCGGCACCTCGGCGGCGTCGGTGATGTCGTCGATCTTCGTGAGCCCCGCAGCCTTCGCGGCGATCTCGAAGTCGCGATCGAGTGCGAGCTTGGACAGCCGCGCCGAGATGATCGCCGTGCGCGCATCGTCGGGCGCGATGCCCGGATGCAGGCGCCGGTACACGTCGATCGGTGACAGCATGTCGGCGGCGATCTCGAACTCGAGCTGTTTGCGCTGCGATTCGAGCTCGTCGGGCGTCGGCGGCAGCGACTCGTAGATCACGCGGTAGCCGCTCTCGGGGTACGACGTGCCCCGGATGCGATTGAGCAGCGCCGCCGTCTTCGCGACCAGTTCTTCGTCAGCGGGCGCGAACACGGGCGAGAACCGCCGCTGCGCCTCGCGCTGCGCCTCGCGGGTGATCGCGATGGCGTAGCCGGATTTCGGGTCGCCGCTGACGCGCTGCACGTCGGCGGGGTTGATTCCACCGTACGCAGCGACGCGGCGATCGTAGCGGTCGAGCGAGCCGGCGAGGATCTCGGGGTCCATCCCCGCGTCCCACTGCCCGACCTGCGGCTGGCCCGCGAAGTCCGGCGCGGCCTCGAGCTGCACCACCGTCGCGGGGTCCGTGACGACCTCCAGGCGCTTGCCCGTCTCACCGTCGCCGACGATCCCCAGGCCCTTGAACACCGCGCCGAGGATCCACCGTTGCGGCCACGACGCGTCTTTGACGACGTGCTGCCACATCGTCCACCCTACGGCGCTGTTGAGCGAGCCCTCCCAGAGCTCGCGCGCCTCGTAGGGATCGAACAACTCGCCCGTGCGCGCGGCGTGGTAAACCGTCCACGGCAGGAACGGATCGCCGTTTGCGAAGCGCGACACGTACGCGTCGCCCTCTTGGCGCCCGCCGATCACGTCGTTGGATAGGTCCTTCCCACCGTCGTCCTCGACGCGATAGCAACCCGGCTCCCACACGTCCCACAGCCACGCGTTCTGCTTCGGACGCCATCGTTGGTGGCGGATCTCGATGGGGCGGCTCGGATCCTCGGGGTCCGGCGTCGCGCAAATTCGATGCGGAGGGATCGGCCAGTACGTGATCCCGTCGGGGCGGACGACGGTGCGCACGAACAGTTCGCGCATGCCGATGGTGTCGCGCTGGTTGCGCTGCTGCTGCGACCAGTAGCCCGCCTGCGCAATCAGCCTCGCGACCTCGTCGTTACCGGTGACGGCCGGGGCGCGGTCGTAGAGCGTCGCCACCGCCGAGCACGAGCCGCGGGCGATGTTGGAGGAGAGGTCCTTGAGCCCCCACGCCTGCGCCTTGACCGAGCCGACGGCCTGCTGGATGCGTAGGGAGAGATCGCTGTCCCACTTGCCGTACAACATGCGCCAACGGAGCGCGGAGTGCGCGATCCGTTCGGCGTCCTCCTGATCGTGGGGCGCAGGGGCGGGCGGGGTCACGGCGCGGCCAGAGCGACGACGTGAACGTGCATCCCGACAAACGTGCCGACGTACGTGGACGGCATGCCCGGCGGCATCGTGACGGGGATCCCCGGGCCCGTCGACGTGGCGCGGATGTGGTCGCAGAACGCGGCCCACGTTTCCGGCGTGAACTCGGCGCGGCGCGCGTCGATGTCGATGACGGCGCCGGGCATGAGCCGCTGCATCATCTCGAGATCGGCGGCACGGTCGTAGTCGTCCGCCAGAGCGTTCGTCGACGCCGAACAGTCGGGAGGTCCGTCAGCGTCGACGATCCGCATGGTCACTCGGGGTCGCCCGCCCGTTCGAGGGTCGCGCGCCTTTTTAGATTATACTGGATCGGCGAACAATCGTCAAGGTTGTTGCGCTAGCGGGACAATCGCGCTCGTGCTAGAATCGGCTCCTGACCGCGACCGGTAGCGCCACCCAACGGTAAGCGCTGGTCACGAAAACGCAGGTCAGCGCCGCAGTTCGTTCGGCGTGTTGGGGATTCGAGCGCGACCTACGGCGGCGCCTCCAGCACCGCGAGCCACGCTTCGATCTCGGTGGCATGCCCAAACGAGCCGTCGGGCGCCGTCTCGGCGGGTTCGTTCTCGCCGAAGCTCGCGGGCTCGCAGACCTGCCACGCGTCGCCGTCGATCGTGGGCACGGCGTACAGCCTGCGCGCCGTCGCCTTCCGCGCCATCGCCGCGAAGCAGCCGACGGTGGCGGGGTCGTGGGGGTCGGGGACGGCGGCCCGCGTGTCGAACTGGTCCCACCCGTGCCCAACGCGGTACGTCCAGCACAGCCAGAGGCCCGGCGAATCCGGCGGATATTCGAGTGCGACGAGTCCCACTTCGCCGTCCTCGTCGATGGCCCGCATCCCCGGCGCCCACCCGAACCGCTCGCACTGGACGCGCAGACGGCGCGCGATGGCGGAGTCGGCGGGGGTCAGGATGCCGGTTGCGGTGATCGTTGCTTCGCTCACGACGCCCACCCCGCGAGCGCGAGCCCGACGAGTCCGGAGACGCGGGGCGGCTTGCTCGCGGCCTTCTCGCGCGCAGTGAGGCCGCGCACCGCCTTGGCCATGCTGGCGTCGAACGCACGATAGCGGCGCACCATCGCTGCGACCTCCCGACGCGAAAGGCCCGGGATCTTCGCCAACCCGTCGCGCAGCCACTCGACGCGGTCATCCATTCGGATGTCGTAGGTCGTCATCGCTTCGCCCTCCGTCGTTGCTTCGTCGCCTCGTGAAACTTCGCCCGCCTCGCCGCGATCACGCCCGACGCTGCGCCAATCTTACCCGCTGCGTCGCCGAGCTCCCACCACGTCACCGCCGCGAACGTCGGCGCGTTCGGGTCGGCCGGGTCGATCTTCACCGTGCCCGAGCCGTCGCGCGCGACCTCGATCCACACGTCCTCCCCGTCGGCGTCGGCGGGGTCCTCGAGGAGCTTGTGCGCCGCGTCGCGCTCGTTGCCGTACGCCACGAACGCGCGCCACGCGAGGACGAGGGCGCGATCTTGCTCGGAGAGGCGGAAGGGCATCAGTCGGACCACGCGGCGATGCCTTGGGGCATCGGACCAACGTGAGGCCCTTCGTGGCTGGCGGGCCGACAGCAGCGCGTCTCGAGCGCGGCGTTGAGAGCTCCGCAGAACGCCACGAACGTCTTCCAGCTTTCGGGCTTGTTGATCGTCATGGTCACGTCACCGCCGCCGCTCATAGGTCCAGCCATGTGCATGAACTTCGGATTGAGAGCGCGGCCGATGTTCACCTCGACCGCGCCGCCGTCGTGTTGGCCGATGACGATCACGTCGACGCTGTTCATCGGCTTGGTGGTTGGCGGCGCGTCGGCGGTGATGGTCCATTCAGGCATGGTCTAGTTCCTCCCGCGGGTGAGCCGCGCGTACTCGTCGAGGATCTTGCGCCGGTCGATCTCGTCGACGACGGCCTTCGCGATGCGGTCGACCTCGGCGCGGGTGAGCTCGGGCGGCTCGGGTGGCGGCGGATCGTAGACGAGGCTGAAGCAGTCGGGCGTGAGCTTCGCGCCGTAGTAGGCGGCCCGCAGCGTGTCGTACGGGATTGACGCGGTCAGGGCGCGTAGGGTGCTCACGTTCGCCTCCGCCGACAGCCTACCCGCTAAATCCGTGATCCGCTACCCGGAGTCGGATGGACGCCGGAAGTTTGCGCGTATGGTGCTACCCGATCCGCACGTTCGCCACCGGGCCGCGGGGGACGTTTGCGAATATACAAGTATCAAGGCCGTATCTAACAGCGTCGATTGGATCTTTGAAATCGTCGTCGGCGGCCGTGTAGCGGGGAAGCGCCGCGACCAGCCTGACGCACCGAGGATGAACCGAGAATCGGCCCTCGAGCATGGCGACACGCAGCCACCGGCCACCAACGTCAACGGATCCCGCGCCGCGGCTTGCCCCGTGCTTCGCTGTCCGAAACTGCGGATTGAGCGCGCCGGCCTGCGCTGCATGCTGCGCCATCTCCCGCAGGATGGCTAGCGATAGATCCTTCGTAGACTTCTGCTCGTCGCGCCCCGGCATGTGGACGCGGTCGCCGTACGCACAATGGAGGTCGCGCCACACCAGCCGCGAGCGCTGCAGCATGTCGAGGATCCCTCGGGCGTCGTGGCGCACGGTTGCGGCGCCGGTCGTGTCGACGTACTCGTCGAGCACGTATACCGATGGGCCGTCGGCCGACGGCTGCACGGCGATAAGGTACGCGCACTGCTTCCCGGGCTGCGTGCCGAAGTCGACCCCAAGGTGAGCGTTGAACTCACCGACGGGTAGCCGATCGTGTACCATCGTGCTGGGATCCCAGGCCCCATCGAAGTAGGCGCACCCGGCGCGGAACTCCCAGCCGCCGTGCACGGTGACGGGCACCTCGGCGGGCGGCGTCTCGGCGATGATGCGATCGATCCACCCCTGATCGCAGACGGTCCCGTCCATGAGGCGCAGCGGCTCGACGCGGCCGACGGGGACCAGGTTCTCCACAGTGAGTTCGTAGTGGAGATCCGTGATCCGCCCCGCCTCGCATTCCTCCCTGATCCACTCCACGGGGTTGTTCACCGGCGTCATCGTCAGGATCATGTCGCCGTTGCGCTTCAACAGCCGCTTGATGAGCTCGGCGTAGACGCGGTGGGATTCCGGCGGCTCGTCGATCCACACGAGGTCAAGCGTTCCGGCGGCGAGGTTGATCGTGTCGGATTGCCCGCTCTTGAACTCCGCGATGCTGCCGTTCTTGAAGATGAGTTTCGGATACTTGCCCAGGAAGGCGCCTTTACGCGCATCGAAGGCGCAGCCCTCGGCGAGCAGTTCACGGGGCACGAGCTCCCAGACCTTCTCCTGGACCACCTGTGACTGCTCGCCGCCGCCGCAGATCACCCAGGCCTTGATCGGCGGCGCCCGGAAGCCGTCGACGCCCTGCATTCGCCGGATGAGTTCGCGCGCACCGGCCCACGTTTTACCGTGCGCCTGGTTGCCTGCGCGGAGAAGCTTGCGCTTGTCCCGGCAGGCGTAGAGGGCGGCTTGCCCCGGGAGCCACGGCACGCGGTCGATCAGCGGCACCGATGCGGCGCGGCGGTCTAGCTCGATGCGAGCGCGAGCCTGCA